GGGCATCCGGGGATTCAGATAGAAGCGGTAGACGTTGAGGAAGATACCGACCCTGGAAACGGGTTTCAATACGCCGGGGATATCTAATGCGGCAAGGCGGCGAGATCGCAAAATTACAGGCGTTGCGCGACGATTTTAGTTATTACGCGCCGCGGTGTTTGAAGATTCAGACGAAAGATCCAGAGAACCCTATTATCAATCTGGAATTCAATAGGGCGCAACAATACCTACACGTAGTTGTTTTAGCTATGCTGGCGTTAGTCGGCATGGTTCGTATTATCGTAGTAAAAGGGCGGCAGCAGGGGATATCGACATACATAGAAGGGCTTTTCTTTTGGTTGGCAACCATAAACCCGTTTAAGTTAGTATCGATCATATCGCACGAAGCCGCCAGTACACGAGAAATTTTCGATAAAGTATCCACGTTCAACGATCATTGCCCGTCTAACATTCGCCCACATTTGATTACTGACAACAACAAAATCATGAAATGGGCGAATAAATCGCGCTATACAGTGTTCACCGCGGGAAGCGAAAACACTGGAAGGGGCGGTACAGAGCACTATCAGCACCAATCGGAACGGGCGTATTTCGATAAGCCTTCTGAGATTGACGCCGGGCTAGGTCAACGCGTCGGACCATACCCCGGTACGATGGTGTTTAAGGAGTCAACTGGTAACGGCTATAACCACTTTGAGAAAGAGACTAGGCTAGGATCGGTCGTATCAGGTGTCAGAATAACCAAAGAGGGGAAATTTGAAGTTACCTTTTCATCGAAAGGAAAGAGTAATTATTGGGTTGTATTTATCCCCTGGTATTGGCAAGATGAATACCGGGCGCCGGTTCCCGAAGACTTCGAACCTACGCCGCATGAGCTTGAATTGCTCGATACATACGGCGGTAACGGTTTAACAGAGTATGAGCAATTACAATGGCGTCGGCTCAAGATTGCAGAACTAGACGCACTGCCGCGCGGCAATGGTGAAAAGTGGTTCAAACAGGAATACCCGAATTGCTTAGATGAAGCGTTCCAGGCGTCCGGTGATCCTTATTTTAATGCGGAATGGGTAGAGCGGGCGCGTAAATGCGATTTCCAAGATACCACCGCCCCCGATGTTTTGGGGGTTGACCCCGCCAGGTCGGGCGATAAGACGGTTATTGTTCATCGGAAAGGCAGAACGGTAAAGCGTATCTGGAAATATACAGATATGGATGAAGACCGCTTAGCGGATATACTCGCGGATATTATCGAGGAATTGGCAATCGATAAGTGTTTTATTGATTATGCGTTTGGAGCTACTACCGTTGATCTATTACATAAACGGGGCTTCAAGGATATTGTCGAGGGGGTATGGTTTGGTGAGAAAGCGAGTAAGAAAATCTACGGCAATAAGCGGGCAGAGATGATCGTAAATACCCGCGATTGGCTGAAAGATGGAATCGTTAACCTACCTGATGATGCAGAGATGGCGGCGGATATTTTGGCGATAATTGAGCCTGATGACCGGGGCGGGCGTTATTACTTTGAAGAAAAGAAACAGATACGTAAGCGCCTTGGTCGGTCGCCTGATATTTTTGACGCGCTTATTTTGACTCATGCCCATAAAGTAAGAACTAGCGAGGATTCTAAGCAATTCGGCAAGTTTTCGAAAAACACCGCGAAAGGCAGTGGCTTGACGACTTTATCACGTATAAGAGAGAATAAAGCGGAAGACGCGCCGAAGTTCACCAGGGTTTCTAGCCATAGCCGGTACAGGAGGCAGTAAATGGGGTTTGCATTACCAGTATTAGGTGGTTTGGCAATTGGCGCGGCGGGGGCGGGAATGTCCGCGATGGCGGCGAATAGGCAAAGACAACAGATGCAATCGCAGCAGCAACAGATTATGATGCAGCAGATGATGAGTCAGCAGGCGATGAATCAGCAAGCGATGGCGCAGCAGCAACAGCAGCAACAGCAGATGCAATTGCGGATGGAGGAAGACGCCGCAAATGCGCGATTAACGGCAATGCAGAATAAACAGGCGGTTGGTCCTGATATGGGCACTGAACCGAAAAACCTGGCGAGTATCTTGACTTCGCCTCTTGGCGATCCTTCTGAGCCGAATCTAGGGCGGAAGAAATTACTATCGCCGCCGCCAAAAATGGGGGTGAAGTAATGCAGCGGTTTTACTACGGGAGGTAGGAAATAATGGCAGGTCTTTTCGGGGGCGGGCGCCCTAAACAAGATAATAGCTGGATGATTCAACAGGCGATGATGAATCAGCAAATGCAGCAGCAGCAAGCCGCGCAGCAACAGCAATACCAGATGGAATTAGAGCGGTCGAGAAAAGAAGCCGCCGCTAGAGAGGAAGCCATGTTAGCGCGTAATGAGGCAGAGCGGCAGCGGCTTTTGGAAGAATCGAAGAAATCCGGCGGCGGATTTTTCGGGGCGCCGTCTTTGACTCGCGGTACGTTCTTGAGTAGCGATAGCGATAAACGGGGATTGTATTTGTAATGCAAACTGCCTTTGAAAATCCTACGGAAACCAAGATTAACGCGATTCTCGAAAAGCATGAGAAGCTGAAATCTGAACGCCAATACTGGCATCATACCTGGCAATTGGTGGCGGAATACGTTAGATCGCGCAAAGCTAATTTCACGTTTGAATTTTCCCCTGGTCAGTTTCTTACCGGCAAGATTTACGATTCGACGGCTTCACAATGCAATCACAAGATGGCGGCGTCTCTTATCGGGGCGCTTTATCCTAATGGTTCGAAGTCTATAGAAATTAAGCCCCATTCGACGCTACGCGGGCGCGATTCGCAGGAAGTAAAAGAATATTTCGACGCCGTAACTAAAATTGTGATTCGAACACTTGGTAGTTATAAAGGCGGGTTTTCAGTCGCGCTGCAAGAATATATGGCAGATCAAGGCGCTTTCGGCACTTCGGGGATTTCAGTTTTACAAGGCGAAGACCGCGACACACCTGTTAAATACAAGGCGGTAGATGTTAAACACGCTTGTATTGATGAAGGGAAAGACGGTTTTGTAGATACGGTTTATCTGGAAATCCCGATGACCGTTAGGCAATTGATCCTTGAGTATGGTATTGAGAACGTTTCGCCGGAAAGCCGCGAAACCTACCAAAGTGACCCCATGAAGAAAGTAAAAGTTCTTCATGCCATAGAGCCAAGAGCCGGTACTAAATATGGTGATGGAAACCGCCGTATGCCTATCGCTTCGTATCATATTGAAGTCGAATCTAAGCACATGCTGAAAGAATCTGGTTTTTCGTCTATGCCTATATTCATGACTCGATTCTGGAAAGAATCGGGCGAGAAATACGGAAGATCGCCAGCAATGGAAGCGTTCCCCGATATTCTTGAAGCTAACGCCGTTAGAGAAGCGTCTATCATAGCGATTGAAAAGGCGCTTGATCCGCCGCTTGCTTTGTTCGATGATGGCGCCCTTGGCGGGGGCGTCATTGATACGTCGGCGGGGGCGCTTAGCGTATTTAAGATTTCCGGCGCGTTGTCGCAGAGCAACCGCCGCATTATCGAGCAGTTGGTGACAACAGGTGAGCTTAATTCGACTTACAAACACTTACTTGAACTGCATAACATCATCTCTGAAAACTTCTTTATCGACAGGCTTACAGACCTGAATAACGATACTCGTATGACTCTTGGCGAAGCGAATATACGGAATGAATTGCGCGGGCAGTCGCTAGGTAGCATCTACGAACGGCAGATCGTAGAATTGTTCAATCCGGTTATCGAAAGAACGTTTGAAATATTGCTAGAAATGGGGTTGCTAGGCGTGATCGCGGGAAGTTGGCAGCACATACGCGCCCTGGAAATGGGCGAAGACCCGCTAGTTATCCCCGAAGTAATCGCCGATGCTTATATGTCCGGCAAGGATGTTTACGAAATCAATTACATCTCGCCTGCTATGCGAATCATGAGACAAGAAGAACTAACCGGCATTACCAGAATGACCGGATACGCGGTTGAGCTTGCGCAGGTCGCGCCGCAAGTCATTGATAACCTTGATGTTGATAACATCATTCGCCGTGTTCAGGAGCTTACCGGGGCGCCTGGCGATACGCTTGTTTCTCTCGATAAAGCCCGCGAGATCAGAGAACAACGGGCGCAGCAGCAAGCAGCCCTGATGCAAGTGCAAGCGCAAGTAGAGCAGGCGAAGGCAACTAAAGATATGGGCGTAGCGGCGCAAGCGGCATCAAACGCGGGGATTAAGGTTGCGTAATGGCTAGACATAGTTACAAAGAAAGCGTTCCATATTCCGATCATGAGAATCCGTTACTCAAGGATTATCATAGCGAAATAAGCGAAGCGCAGGAAGCGCAAGAACGATACCAGCGGCAATTGCAAGGCGATATGAAGCGCCTACTCGCGACGGCGGAAGGGCGGCGCTTCTTTAAGCGTTTGTACGGAATTTGCAAAGCGGGCGGAATAAGCGCCGCCCTTGGTAATGGCGGCATTGATGTTAATGCCACTTTCATAAATATGGGGCGTCAAGCCGTTTGGTTTGATATCCAAAGGATGATGGATAGTGAGGATTTGAAGACTGTACTATCTACGCGCGGATTTACGGTAACTAGCGAGGATGATGACGATGAGTGACGAAAATACGACTA